AACCCTGTAAGGTGACTGCCGCTCTCTTTTACTGTAGATATTCCCTCATTAAGCGCCTTGAGTATCCCAACTACGGCGGAAATTTCTGCAATCATTTAAGCTCCTACGCAGGCATCCACTTAAACAAAGCTATCGCGCTTATAATAAACGGATACATACTGAACATTATCATTTCAAGTCGATCAAACCTTTTGGCTCCAGACTCTAAGCGCCTCTCTATATTCTCATACCTTAGACTGCATTCTTTTTCGTGCGCTTCAAGCTTCGCAATGGTGTCTTTTAATGTAGGCAAGATACTACTCCGTGGGTTTGCGTTGCAGAAGATTAAGAATAGCCTTGGTGTCAGACCTTACCTCTGACAAGTCCTGAACAGCGTTATCAATCTGAATCTCAGTACGAGTCATCTGTTGCTGTAGCTCAGAAACGTCTTCTTCGATCTCCTCAACCTGCTCTGCCACCTCTTCAATGTCCTCAGCATTCTCAGACGCAGAAGCCTCTAAGCTGGCATAGCTAAAGATAGCGCCTGTAGCAACAACTGCAACAGGCAGTAGACTTAGCAAATTAAGCGTCTTAATTTCCACTTACTAGCCCCCTATATTAGGCTTGGTATCTGGGAAGTCATCAGTAGCAGGCCAGTCACGCAAAGCAGTCCTATAAGTCAGGATGTTATCGCGGTTGGGCCAGTCTGGGGTTTGCGAAGCTTTATCTGTAGCTAAAAGCTCACCGTCCCTCCAATCACGCGCCTCGCTGTGTGCGTTTTCCGTTAGTTGCTCCTCTGTAGGTGCTGGTGGAACGACAAGCTCGTATTTACCAGAATGATGTGCGTCAACAAAGTCTTGGTCAGCTTCTATAGTGTTTACAACATCCCCATCAGAATTTAAAATTTTGTAAGTAGGCATTCTAGTTCTCCTTATGCGTAAGCCGTGTAGTGAATAAAGACCATTCCGGGGCCACCATGCCCAGAAGTTCCGTATTGAGCAGAGGATGCGAAACTAACAAACCCGCCTCCACCTCCGCCTACTCCGCCATCACCAGTACGTACGTAACGTAAGTCACCGTTGTAATAATGAGTAGTGCCGCCTCCTCCTGCAAAAGCGCCACCGTAAGCACCACGATTAGATGTGGCGTTTCCAGTATATCCACCACCGCCAGCGCCCATAGGATTAGTGTGACCTTCAAAATAAAAATAATTACTATCCATATTATTTCTTGACTGAATTATACCGCCCCCATTAGTAGCGGCATTAGCATTGTGATTTCCAGCACCGCCTACTGCGGTTGTTTGACCAATAAGAGACGCGCCTATGTACGGAAAAGAAAACGCTTCAGCTCGCCCTGATGAAGTAGTACCGGCGGCAATCCAATCATATTGATCTATTTTGTCGTATCCGGCGTAATTTGAGCCTCCGCCGTTATAGCCTGTCAAGGTTTGACCTAAGTTGCCGCTCCACGCATGTACACCGCCCCCGCGACCTCCAATACCAGCGCCGCCTGACGAGAAGTAATGGTCGTTAGTAACTTGAGTGCCACCGCCTGCAAGCGTAAAACTACCACCCGCATAGCCTGTTGAAGTTAATATAGCAACGGCACCGCCTCCAGTAGAAAGATCAAGGTAAGCTCTATTACCAGAAGTAACGATACCTGAACCTACTGAGCCTCCAGCGCCTCCTGTACGATTAAAATCACCGTTTGATGCTGTACCGCCTGTTCCTCCTGCCGCCCCGCTTTCAGTCGTGGTTATACTTCGACCACCTCCACCACCATTAGCAGTTAAAGTAGATGACAAACCCGTCCCAGAAACAGTCGTGTTGCCACCATCGTTTCCATTCACTTGACTGTTTGACTCTTTCCCTGCTCCGCCAGAACCAATGGTTATAGTGAAAGAACCGCTTGTGGTAACGTCCAGACCTTCTTTTATGCAAAGACCGCCAGCCCCGCCGCCTGTAGCAATAGTTCCTCCAGTACCGTGTGTATAAGCGCCACCGCCACCAGCACCAACGCATATAATGTTTACTGTTCCGTTGCGAGGGGGAACAAAAGTTTGTGAACGTGTAAGCGGTATCTCCATAATAACGCCGCCATAAAGACCGCCACCGCCTGCTGCACCTAATGTAATAGCCATTTTATAGTTCCTTCCATCCGATTGTTGAATCAACGTACACAAGAGTTGCACCAGCGTCTGTCGCCAGTGAGCCGTTATCTGCCGTTGAATTAATGTTTGAGCCATTACGCCCCACGGTTACAACACCTGCACCAGCGTTTTTTATAAATACTACGTTCCCTGCTGCGGGACTTGCGGGCAGTGTAATCGTTCTAGCACTTGCGCTGTTTACGATTATCTGATCGCGTGTAACTGCGGTGTAGTCTGCTGTCTTTATTAAAAAGTTGTTGAATGCTCCGCCTACGCCTGCGCCTAACTTGGCAGAGGTAATAGTACCATCAAGAATAGCTACGGCTGTAACAGAGTTATCTGCAAGCAGCGTACTACTTACTTTAGTTACTGACATATTATTCTCCTAACTCCGGGCGAGTTGCTGGGAAGTTTGAAGTGCTGGGCCAATCCCGCAAAGCTGTACGGTAGGTCATGTAAGCTGCACGTTGAGGGTGGTCTGATAGAGGGACTATGAAGTCTGAAGACGATAGTTCCATGTCACGCCACATGCGGCCAGCTTCTGCTGCTGTAGGCTCTGCTGGCGCAGGTGCTACATACAGTTCATAGTGTTCAAAGTTAGCTTCAACAAACTCAGCGTCAGCAGTGATGGTATTTGTGATGTTACCGTCAGCATCTTTAATATTGTATTTCATTTCATATCTCCTTACGGTATGTACTGAATAACAACGATACCTTCGCCACCATCACCACCTAACGCCATTGAAGCGTTGTTTGCGTTTTTAGCACTACCTCCTCCAGCACCAATTCCTCCATTCCCCCCGTTAACCTGTCCGTATATAGTTCCTCCCTTAAAGTTGTAAGAACCTCCAGAAAGAGGGCCAGCTTGAGATAATATTACACCTGACGCACTGTCTCCATTTTGGTATGAGGCTTGACCTGCTTTTCCACCAGCTAACTGCCCCATAGTTGAAGACCAAAAATCTCCAATAACGTCACATTCTCCCGCAAAATAGACACTGGCGGTAGTACCGCCTTGCTGACCAGTTCCTGTTAAACCAACTGCTCCACCGCCTCCATAAAACAGTCCAGCACCACCTGTATTATTTACATCCCCGTTAGAGGCCGTGCCACCTGCGGGAGTTCCTGAGTTTAGCAACCCACCTTCGCCCCCGTTAGCCGTTAAGGTAGCAGAAAGTCCCGTACCCGCTACCGTTGAATTACCTCCATCAGTGGCGTTATTGTTGCTAGTACCCTCACCGCCAGCACCTACAACAACAGTAAAAGAACCAGATGTAGTAACTGCTAAAGTGTTTTTCTTGCAGTACCCTCCAGCAGCCCCAGACCTGCCAACTAAAGAAGTTCCAGCCCCTCCTCCACCAGCCCCAATAACGTGTATGCAGATGTTGCCGTCTTGCGGAGGAACCCAAGTCTGGGACTTACTTAAAAATATTGTGGGGAATGACGCAGAGCCACCACCTATAAAATCTGAAAAATTACTCATGCCATTGCCCACCCTACTGTAGAGTTTGTATATATAAATTGAATTGAGAGGTATGCTTTATCTAATGTCATGTTAGATGCGCTACTCATAATGTTTGACCCATTTCGCCCTACCACCGTGTCAGTGAAGTTGCCCACAGTGATAAGCACCCGTTGACCTATAGAAGGAGAAGCAGGTAAGGTGATAGTTCGGCTAGCCGTATCTACGTATACATGCGTGTTTACTGTAGCAGTTATGTTGCTGCTTGTAACTACTGAGGTTATGCCCACAGCTATCGGATCAGAAGCAATCGCGGCAGCTCCAACGGCATCATCTGCGATAGCGGCTGCAACTACTGCGTCGTCAGCGATCTTGGCGGCAGTAACTGCATCATCTGCTATCTTAGCCGTTGTAACCGCGCTATCTACGATCTTAGCCGTTGTAACAGTATTGTTGTCAGGAGTGCCTATGCTTACGCTAACCCCCTGAGAAGCCATTACCTCGACAGCTACACCGTTTGCGGGAGCCGTACTAAAAGTAATAGTAGTTCCAGATACTGTGTAGTTGCTTTTAGACTGATACACACCGTCAAAGTAAGCGTCAGTGTTGTTCTCTACTGATTGAGATGACAGAGTAAACGCTGTTGTAGAGCCATTACCTGTAAACTGACTAAGGGAGAACGTAGTTGGAGCCTCTGCGGGGGCTACTGTAGCCGCGGTAACTTCGATAGCCGCATTGTTTGCTGGAGCGGCTGAGAACGTTATAACGTCGTTAGCAACGGAGTATGCCGTTTTGTTCTGGTAAACACCGTCAATATATACAAGCGTGTTAGCTTCTACTGGTGAAGAAGACATAGTAAAGGCAGTTGTAGAGCCATTACCTGTAAACTGATTAAGGAGTAACTCAGCAGCACCGCCGCCGATTTCGCCCCATTCTGTCGTGTAACCCTCAAACTTACCTAGCGTAGAGTTGTATCGAAACTGACCTGCGCCGTTTGCTGGTCGTTGAGCTGTAGTACCCACCGACACTTGGACTGCGGAAGTACCTGTAGCGGCTAGGGCAGTACCGGAAGCTGTACCTACTACAGAAATACCTGCGCTGTTTACATCCAGTCGTTTAGTACCACCAGTAGTAACACTTACCGTATCAGCAGCGCCAAAGTAAATACCTGTGTTCGTGTCGCCAGTATTTGTGAGGGAGGGTGCGCCCTCCGCGCCATCAGGTAGCTCAAGCTCATCGTTAGTAGATACTACAATGTTCGTACCACCTGTAGTGTTACCAAGAGCAAGAACTTCTGACAAGGTATCTGCGGAACCTACCTGAGAATCTACGTACGCTTTAATGGATTGTTGAGTAGCTAGAGACACGGCGCTGTTTGAAGCCATGTTGTCTTCGTCTAGTACCGCTGTTACTACAGTGCTAGTACCTAACTGCAAAGAAGTAGTGCTAGTTACCGCTTCTACTACGTTAGTCCCGTCACAGAACAAGAACATAGTGCGCCCGTTAGGGATAAGGGTGCCAGAACCCCCGGATGTTTTAAGCGTTACGTTCTGCCCAGCGGCATTCTTTGCGATATATATTTTAGTGGCTGTGGGACATACTACGGTTCCTGCGCCAGTTAGCTGAGTGTTTGTGTCGGTAAACTCTAGCATCGCACATCTTGATTCGGAAGTAGTCCCGTTTGCGCTAGTTAGCGTATGGGAGTTCCCAGACCACGTATTGATTACCGCGCGGCCTGCGACAGCCTGCTCCACCATAGAGGTAATATTATTGTTTACTACATCACCCCAAGAACCACTAAGCTCGCCTTGAACTGGTAGTGCAAGTTTAAGTATTGAAGTATATTGCGTTGTCATTTAATTGGCCTCATGCGGCTATTATGTTTGTCCAGTTAGGGTTCTGTGCGTCATTTACATTTCCCCAGCTTGGGTTCTGTGCATCGTTTACATTTCCCCAGCTTGGGTTCTGTGTGGTACTAACTAGCCCCCACATGTTTACAGTACTTGTATATCCTACAGCAGAAACACCCGTTACTGATACTGTCTTAGGTATTCTAACATCTACAGTGCCTAGGGTTACAGTACCCTCAACTCCTGTCACTGATACTGTCTGCCCAAAGGCTACAAATACAGTTCCTAGTGAGGCCGTTCCCGCCAATCCTGTAACAGGTACTACTTTAGGCAGTCTAGCTACCACCGTACCTAATGAGGCCGTTCCCGATACCCCCGTAGCTCCCGCTACTGCCTTAGCTTGTACTGCCGCCGTACCTGTTGAGGCCGTTCCCGCCAACCCTGTAACAGGTACTATTTTAGGTATTCTTACTATTACTGAGCTTAGTGAGGCCGTTCCCGATACTCCAGTAACCGCAAATTCTGCTTTTCCTACTACTGTTACACTGCCTACGGCGGTAATCCCTGTAAGTCCTGTCTCTATAACTACAGAGTCAGCGTCGGTTGTAACAGTGCCTAGAGTCGCTGTACCTGCTACTCCAGTAACGGATACCGTAATACCCGATAGTATAGTGACTGAGCCTACCGCTGTGGTTCCCGCTACTCCATCAGGTATTACTGCGGTTAGATCAGTACCCCAAGAGGTTTGCCCCCATGCGCCATTACCCCATCCAGAGTATGTAACAGAAGACGGCATCCTCTAACGCCTTATGCTATACGTACAATAGCATTGGTAGCGTCGCCAGCGGGGAACTGCACCGTAAAGTCGCCCGAAGTAGACGTTTTGTCCGCTCCAAAATCTAGTACCGCGACAGCGGGATTACCACCGCCTGATTTGTAAATAAGTGCGCCACGAGCAGTGATAGTAGCGTTAGACCATACAGCGTCACCAAAATCTAGGAAAGCGGTAGTACCACTACCTCCATTTGTAGGGTTTGTGCTTATGGTCAAAGAGTAACCGCCAGTAGTGTACCCATTACCGTTAGCTATCTCGTTAGTTGTAGAGTAAGCGGTAGTGTCTGCGCCTAACGTAGCACTGCTCGTATATAGTGCGATCTTAAAAGTTTGTCCTGTGTTACTACTAAAGTCCATCTCTCCGTCTAATAGAGCGATTTTAAAAGAAGTACACATTGCCTGCGATATAGCCATTTTTTAATTCCTCAAGTAACTGAAGTTCTGAATTGCCCAGAACGATATGCATCTTCACGTAGTTTACCATCGCCAAGATTTTCTAACTGTTTCATAGCTAACAAATACATATTAGTATAGTTAGCCACTAGGTCTTGCTCGCCCTTCATAAAGCGTATTGCTTCTACTAACGCGCCGTTTAATAGCGCAGAGTCAAACTCTTCTCCTAGCCATGTAGTGCCCGCTGTAACTATAGACTCTGGGTAATACCCGTAGTGTAACTCCATGCTGTACGCGGAGTTTGGAGTTGGCCCTAAAATAAAAGAGTTGTCATCAAAATACGCGTAGTGTTTGGGTGCCCCCGTACTTGCGGGGTTTGGGTACGCTTCCCGCATAAAATTAACGTCTTTGTTAAGCAGGAAAGTGTACACTCCGTTAGCGTCTATAACTGATAGAGAGTAAGCCCATAAAAAGTCAGAAGGCGTACTTAGGTACTTGTTACCGTTGGTTAGCGTACCAGTAACATTCTTTCGTAGCGCAGGTATTTGAACTGAGTTATATATCTTCTGCTCTGCCTGCTGCGTAAACATAGCGAGTTGGTCATCTGTGAACGTGTTTTCACAAATGTCTTGGATATTAACTTTCAGTTCAGTGTAATTCATAGCTTATGCCATGGGGCCGCGTGCGTACAAGCCTTTAGTCGCAGCTCCAGTACCACGAACTTTCACTTTACCGCCTTCTTTATAGGCATTAGTCATCTTTTTACCTGTCTTCTTGGCTTCTTTCTTAGCGGCTGCTTTGCCTGCATCTGTATACGCAAACTCTTTATTTCCTACTTTTGGCATCTTAATGCTCCTATGAGGTAGTTACAGTGACTTGCCCTATACTACCATTTATTAACAATACATTGGGAGTTAATCCAAATGGGTCAACTCCTCCACCTACAGGGTTCCAACCCCACTGTATATCTCTGCTACTAGTGGCTCCTGCATACCCTAGGCTCTGGTCTGGTCTAGGATCGCGTAACGCTTGTGGGTCGTGTACTGGAAACTCACCCAACATGTTTTGAGGCTGGTCTTCGTTCCAACACTCAGGACATGCTTTAATATTAGTGTCTATATTCTTTACGACTAAGCTCTTTAATTCCTTTAGTTTGTATTGAAATCCACATACATCGCAATAAGCAATGGCTTTATTACTGGAAGCAAACTGGTTAGCCATGTCTACACGTACCCTATACGAGGAGTAAACCTAGCCGAGGTCTTCTCCCTATCTTCTCCTGCGGCCATCTCAAACTGCTCGTCATACACAGCTTTTAACATAGGCACTCGCTCAGTCATTTCAGGTAGCTTCATGGCTATATAGTAAGCTAACCCCGCTACTAAACACGGGAAAAACCTAAAGTTCATATCTGAGGTCTGTATACCACTACCCGCGTCTTCAATCCTACGCATACGCCAATAGTATAAAACATAATCGTTGTTGTCAGGTATAGGCCACATATTAACTTTAGGAGCGTCGCGTAAACGCTCAATGTACATCTGTATGGGCCTACCTTGTGTTAACTTGTTAGGGATAGACGCGTAGGTACTTACACTAATACGACTTAGGGTAAGATCAGACTGTGTTGCCGCGTTGCCACTACCTGTGCGTATCTGCTGTTCTAATAGGTCTATAGTGTCTGCGGGCAAGTCATACTGGGTCTGCCCTTTAACTAAGTTAATAGTGCCACTATCTATAGTCCACATGTTAATGCCACGGTTCTGCCACTCAATAGTCAGCAAGTTCATAGATCGGCGGGCGGTACGGAGGTCATACCCAGAGCGCATCTCACGTCCTGCACGTTCAAACGCTTCTTCAGCGATCTCAGTGAAGTCCATGTTAAACGCTGTAGTTCCTGATGTAGCCATTATTTACCCCACCCTGTCTTAGCTTTGACCTTAGCCTTACTAGATAAGTCGCCATAGTGATACAGTTTTTTAGACGTATTTGACATAGTTTTACCAGTCATAAGGGTTCCGTCAGAGTGCTTATGCATACCGCCCTTATGTTCTTTGCCGTCTTTGAAGTAATGCTTAACGCCCATACCCATTATTTCTTTCTCCGCTTGGTAGCTGATACTCGTCTAGGCTTACCTGCTGGCTGCCCTAGTCTTTTCTTCTCAGCTACCTTCTTTTTCTTCTCGGCGCTAGACATCTCACCAGAGGTCTTAGGAGTCTTCTCAGATACCCGTTTGCTGGGACGGCAGTATGGAGTACCGCGACCGTCTCCTTTCTTCCGACCACAAGCCTTGCCAGTGCGTACGTCTTTCCAGTCCTCTTTGAACCAACGCTTTAACGAAGCACCTTTTTCTGTCTTGCGTATCTTACCACCAGACTTATAGTACGCCCGCATTACTTACCAGCCTTTTTCTTCCGGCACTTAGCGATGGCTCCCGACGCGTAAGCAGACGGGAACACTTTATACTGCTTCTTTACCTTCTTATAGCACGCGTCTTTTACAGTACCGCCTTCCTTGTACCCACACGCGCTAGGCTTTTTGCGGTAATAATTACGCATTAGCGCATCTTACAAACTTTGCCGCCACGAGCCATACCGTAGCCGCGAATTTTAGCCTTTGGCTTCTTAGTCATACCACCAGCCATCATTTTCTTAGCGGGTTTGTTCTTTGACTTTTTATCAGCCTTTGACTTCTTACTCATTTTTAATGCGGCTATAGCCTCTTTAGCCCGTTCGTCAGACATAGGGGCTTCGATAGCACGGCGTGGGGGCTTCGCAGGCATATCCATTGCGGCGTCTTCCATAACTTCACCACCGTCCTTGTACGCCTTAGCCATTCCACCAGCTTTCATCTTGCCCTTGCCGTCAGCCGCATAGTCGGGAACCATCTTACCGTCTTTCCCCTTGACCATGTTTAGCTTTCCGCCTTTACTCATCATTTGTTTTGACATAGAACTTCTGTTCATTTCACTCACCACTTTGATTTATTTGCCCAATATGCCGCAGACATCTTGCCTTTAGCGATATTTTTACCGTGACGGGCTTTAAAAGATTTACGTTTGGCTTTCATCTTGGCGGACTCACCCTTTTTAGGCTTGCCCGCTGTAGATGCGCCTTGCTCACCGTAGCGTATTATTTTCTCTTTGCCGTTCTCACATGCTTTAACTATGTGAGATTTCTTAGCGTGCGAGGGAGTCCGACGTGGCTTGTTGCACGCCATAGCCTTTTTATCGACTTTACCGCCGGACTTGTAATACCTACGCATTAACTATAGAACACTGTAATAGCGTCGATATTGGTAAAAGCGGTAATGAAAACATCATCCTGAAAACGTACCCCGTAATCGGGAATATTAACAGAGTGAGAGTCATTAGCTTCAAAATCAATATCTAGTAGGGTAGCTCCACCGCTACCATCGGTTATGGTGAGCCGCCCCGCGCCAGAGTTATTAGTCAGTACTTGTAATTGCCTTACTCGCGCTGGGCCTACACCTACCGAACCTACGCCAGCAATCCGCTTTGCGGAAACATCAGAACTAGACATAAATGCCTCCTATTAGCTAAGAGCCGCGCCAATAGCAGTTACCCAAGCAGCGCCCGTGTTGATTACGATGCAGTATTCGTCGTTACCTGCGCCGTTATCGCTGACCATATAAGCAGTACCTACAGCTACATCACCAAAAGCTGGGAGGTTAGCAGTAGTTACAACAGGGATTTGAAAGCCGTTGTCCGAACGGACTGGGCCTGAAAAAGTAGTTTTAGCCATTATAAAGTTCTCACATGTGAGTTAAGGCAAATCTGTCTACATGTCGTCAGTCGGGTCTGTCAGATTCACCGGATTGTTTCCCGATATATGAGAACATACCACAGTGTGTAGCTTTACGCAAACATAAAAAAGGGGGCCGAAGCCCCCTTAGTACAGCATGTTACTACGCTATTACGCGCCGGGTGATCCGTAGATACCCAGTGGATCGGAAACGCCAAACGAGTAGCGCTCACGAGCCTTGTAACGGCTGTTGCCGGTATCAAAGTCAGCGTCCATAGAAGTAGCCATTGGGCTACGAACGAAGTGCTTCAAACCGTTAGGTACGTCAGTCATCAGGAACCAGCCATCAGTATCGGTCAGGTAATGGTTTACTGCATAACCTTGTGGTACAGCGCCGTTGTTCATAATGGCGTTGATGTCGTTGTCAGCAGTTCCTACGCGACCTTCAGTCTCAAGCAAACGAGTTGCAACAAACTGTAGGGAAGGCGGGATAACTAGCTTCTTAGGCTTGGCCGCGATCAGAAGACCACGCTCATCGGTATAGCCAGCGATCTGAATGATAGCTGCTTCCAGAGAAGTTTCGTTAAGGTCAGCCGCAACAGCAGGACGGTTGGAGTTAGTTCCACCGCTAACCAGAGGGTGAGAAGTAGAGCATAGAACCTGCCCATCACCGTAGGTAGTACCAGCAAAAGCGTTGTTCAGAATGTCCGCCGCTTTAACCTGCTTGGTGTACGCCATAGCGCGAGCCAGTGCTTTGGTGTAACGAGATGACAGAGAGTCATACAAGTTATCTTCAATCGCTTCTTCAGTGATTGAGAAACCCATTGCAACAGTTTCGTGCGTGTAACGTGCAGTCCATGCTTCCTGAGCATTATCATACTCAATTGCAGAACCTTCTGACTTAGTTGGGGCAGAGCCAAAACCAGACAGTTTAGTTTCTTCTTCAAAAGAACGGTCAGAGGTTTCAGTCTCGAAAATCTCTTTGTGCTCTTCACCATATTTCGCGTACTCCAGACCGAATAGTGCGTTTAGTCCGGGGAGTAGCTCTTTAAGTAATTGACTTCTTGAAATAGCCATCTAGTTATTCTCCTACGATGCCTGTACCAAACTGGTGGTACGGTAGGTTAAATTTAACCAAGACATCAGTCTTAGCGTCGCCAATGGCAGAACCAGTTTTAGTTACAAAACCGATTACTTTAAACGCCTTAGTTGCAGTCGCAGTAGTAGCATCGATTGCAATGTTAGACTTACCAGTGGTGGTGTTTACAGAAGTTGTAGCATTCTGCGCACCAGTCAGAGGGGCATTATGGCCAAGAGCAGTCTGAGCAATCGCGCCATCAGCTTGTACTTGGAAAGTTACGCCCGGATCAGTTACTACATAAGCAGTAGCGTTAGCAGTGCCTGAAGGGTAGTACTGAGCAAAAATCAACTGACCTTCAGCGTTGATGTATTCACAACCAACGAACACACCCAGAGCACCGATACCGTTGCCGCCAAGGTTGTTAGTAGTTGCGTCTGCACCAGTGCCAGAAGCAAGTTGGACATATCCTGCGTTTAGTTCAACAATAGAACCATAGCCGATGTTCTGAGCTACGCCAGCAGGGGTAATAAGAAAAGCGTCACGGGCACCAGCGTAGGGTGTACCGTCAGCTTTACGTACGGGAACAAACCCGTATGGAGAGGCTGTAGTTGCCATTTATTTCACCTATAAAATGATTTAGTTATGACCCGTTACCGAAGGTAACTTTTGACCTGCGGTCGTTAAACAACGGCATTCGGGGGTCGTTTTCTCGCATTAGGCTGTTATCTACTGACTGCATCTGCGCGCTACTCTGATCTTTATAGTAAGTATTGCGCTCGTCAACCATTTCGATAGGAGCTTTACATAGCATTAGACCGCCGATTATCAAGTTGTCTTTGAACTTTTCGTTCTCAATGGACACAAGAGTAATCTCTGGGTGATCTGACGCTTTTACTGGCTCCCAACCTTCGCGTAGTTTTGAGGATACGTTAGTGGCATCTACGTTACCTTGCGTGCTTACACGAATCCAGCGAAATACGTAGCCCGGCTCGGGATTAGGAGAAGGTAGTACTTCTGGTCTAGTCCAAGCCGCTTTGCGGGCCGTTTTTTCACGGGTAACTTCTTCACGTTTAATTCTGTTCTCAGCCATTATACTTTCCTCATCTCTTCTGCAACCTTTTTGGCGTATAAATCTAGGGGGACTCCAAGTTTCTTAGCAATAGCCACTTGTGTTTGCGTTAGGCGCACCTTTTTAGGTGCTGTGCTCCGCGTAGCGGGTGCAACCACATTAGACTGTCGCTTACTTGATTTCTCCTCTGATTCTTCAATTTCCCCAAATTCTTCAGGGAAGGTATTTCGCATACGAGCATTAATAGTCTCGTAGTAATCATCACTAGTGGTGTCCACACCTTGCTTAACCAGCTTACTGTGTACACCCATAGCATAAGCTGTCATCTCGTCATCTGAACCAAACCAAGAATTTTCGTTTGCCCATTCGGACGCTTTGGTATCTGGCTGAATCGGAGCTTCTTGCGGTATTTGTACAGGAATCTCAGCTTGTTGTAAAGGCTCTGGGACAAAATCAGATAACTTATCGGCCTTTATCTTGGCGTTAGTTATCTTTTCTTGCGCCTCAATTAGCTTATCTGCATCCCCCGCCTCATACGCCATCTTATATGCGCGTTTAGCGGAAAGTACTTCTATTGCTGAGTTCTTTTTAGCTTGCTCTAGTAAAGCTGCTTGGTTCTTCTCTACATCGCTTTTTAACTTGTTATTCTCCTCAACAAGCGATTTTGCGTAGTTTTCAAACTCTACTCGTTCACGATGTGCCGCTTCTTTGGCACGTCTTTCGTCATGGTACCCTTTACTAAAGTGCTGAATTCGTTTGCGTACCTTGTCCGAGTAGTCCTCTAACTCTTCGTCGGTAAGGTCTTCAGGAGGTTTAGAGGCTTTACGTCCTCTATCGGCTTTCGGCGTATCATCTACTACTTCTACCTCAACCTCAGATTTTTTCTCCTGTTTGGCAGGCTTTTCTTTCTCGACATCATCTTCTGCTTCACCAGATATGTCGATCTCCACTGCGCTAGAATTTTCCACTTCTATTACTTCCTCTTTCTCTTCATCAGGAAAGGTGTATTCTACTTTTTGAAATCCCATTATCTACTCCTCACACTCGTGTAACGCCACGAGGATCGCTTACTACTGCCTCAATTGAGTCATCGTTCATTAGACGATACTCAACACCACCTACTTTAAAACGTGTACCAGTATTGGCACGGAACATTACATAGTCTCCTGTCTTACACCAAGGGCCAGTAGTAAAACGCTCTTTATCAGAATACGCTTGTGCTCCCATATCGAGTACAACCCCGATGGTAGACATAATGTATTCGTTGTGTATTTCTTTATTAGACTTAATAATGCCGCTTTCGCCGTATGTATCTTCTACTTCCGGCATAGCTACTAAGACACGGTATCCCACGGGTGTGGGGATTTGAAGGTCAAGCTCTTCATCGTTTTCTGCTTCTTTAGGTACTATCGTTAACTCAGTCATCATCTTCTTCCAAATAATTACGCGAGAGGTCGTTTACATGATTCAGACAGGAAGTGAGACCTCGTAGCATTCCTGTTATTTCTTTGTACTGAGCGAAGTCTTTAGCCCCACCATTACCTAGAAATTCTGTTGCAGAGGACATGTCATCCTCGATTTTATTTTTGAGCACGTCAAAGACGGTTTTAGCCATGGTTTATTCCCTACGTTTGCGTTCGACCTCGCTAGTTGCTTTCATTAAGTCAAGGTCGAGTTTGGTGTTAGCTGTCCGTCTGTCGGCAGCTAGTTTAGCTCCAGCTTTCTGAGCATCTATTTCCAACTCTTGTCTTTCGATTTCGAGTTGCTGCTGATCTACTGCTACATCAGCTTGGTCTTTTTGCATCTTACGCTGTAGTTCAGCTTGCTTGAGTTGCGCGTCCATCTGGTCTTTCTGAGCCTTACGCTGTACGTCTTGCTGTTTGACCTGCAACTCTGCTTGTTGTAACTGAATAACGGGGTCTTGCTGTTTCTGCTGCGCCGCTTTCTGTGCTGCTTCCTGCTGATGCTGTTGAGTAAGCTGCTTGCCGCCTTCTGATATGAGGCGTGACAACTGAACTTCGATCTCTTCAGGTAACTCTTCGTTCGGTGGAGGTAGTGCCACACCGAGCTTCTCTTCCATCTGTTTGCGGTATCTAAACCCTAGGTGCTCTGCTATGTGCGCTTGCAGTGCAGCCATTATCTGCTGTGCTTGAGGGTTTTGGCCGATGGTTTGAGCAATCATGGGGTCTTGCATAAACGACTGATGCGCCGCTATGTGAGCTTCATGGTCTTGAGTTAGGAACGCTTTTATGGGGGTACCTGTTAGCGCGTTCATGTTTTCGCTTACGGGATCAGTAGGTTTCACGTCATCTTCCGTAGGTACTAGCTTGTCAGCGTTCTTGACGCCGAGCACTTCAATCATCTGGCGATGTAATTGAGGTAGGTTGTATATCTGGGGGGCTTGTTGCGACATCTGCAACACGGCTTGGTACTGTACTACTCGCTGGGCCATTGTAGAGCTGTTAGGGTCGCTTACAGGGATTACATCGACCATAGCGTAGTCAGACTGACGTGCTGCTACTTCGCCTCTATTAGGCATGTAGTCGTACTCTTCCGGCGCTTCTTCGGCCATGATAGCTTTGAGCATCTTAAACTCTAGCTTCATAGCATAGTGAACACGTGCCTGTACCGCAGCCATCGGCTTCAACGTACGCTCTAATAGGGCTAACGTAGTTCCTACAGGTGCATTCGCAGACATATCAGATATGTTCATATCACTGATAGCGCCTAAACGACGGCCTTCAGTGGTAATCTGGTTAAGTAACGCTAGCAGAGTTTGGCTAGGCTCCTTATAAGGTAGGGGCATTATGTTTTCACGGATGCTGCCTGACGGCACATCTACATCTTTAAACTCGCCCGGTTCGATTGGGGAGTCATCGCCTTTAATACGCAATCCACGAGACTTCAAACCGCCGGGAAGGTTAGATAGGGTACCAGCGTCCACCAGTTGTCGTATAATCGACGTTCCTGCTTTAGCGTACCCCCCTACTATATGTATGAGTCCGAGGCCGTAGAAGCCAAATCCGGGCACGTATACGTAGTGTACGAAGTGCTGGCGCTTCATGGTGAGTATGTCTTCCTCGTCCCAATTACGACGAATGGCAAGTATTTCTTCTGTACCACGCTCTATCGTGACGATGTAAGGTTTAGCTATACCGTCCTCATCATCTACGCCTTCAATGATTATATCGGCATGAATCTCGTATATCGTGTACCGATCATCATCAGTGATGTCGTACCCACCTTCCTCGGCTTTCTTTTCTTCGATGTCGGTGTGGAACGGGCGAGGTTCTCCTAGCTCTACTCCTGCATAGAAGCCGCTCACTTGCAGCTTCATTATTTCGTTCTTGGTTTTACGCATTACATGGGTAACGCGCTCGGCGGATTCGATGTTAGATGCGCCGTAAGGCACGATAACGTCTTCTGCTGGGATATAGATAGCGGCTTGTCTACCTATATTGGGGTCGAAGTAAACCTTCTTAAACGCCGATCCTGCAAGTCCTAGGCTATATAGCATTCTCTCGTGTTCTGGACGGTACTCCACCATGTTCTCTGTAAGCTCATAGTTCATGTCCGCTTTTACACGTTCTGCTGCTTCTAGCTTCTCTTTAGTCTCTTTACCTAAAACCTTTACCTTTACTGGCCCTTGCGCAGGGAAAGTCTCACTCATGGTCTCTGCTTGGAACCGGATAGCTGCCTCGGCTAGAACTGTAGAGTTCACGCCACATGCGCCCTGCCAAGGAGTCGTACGCTCTTCGTACTTAAACCCTAGGATGTCTAGCCCTTTAACGTATGTTTCAGCCCAGTCTTTACGGCTGTCCACGTCTGCGTCAACCATACCTATTAACTCACCTGATAACTCGTTTAAGAGTCCTTCGTCAAGTGCGTCCACCAAGTTAGCATCAAACGCCATTAGGTCAGTCTCGTTAGCGTCAGGGATCAGGGTGATCTCCATACTACCGTCGGATAAAGTTACCATTTCAGGATCAACTATCTCGATAGACAAGTCCGCTTCCATGTCCGCTTCTTCTACTTCTACGTCTTCTATGCTTTCTGGTGCGGCGTAGATACCTTTCTCAATTGCCATGATCTAACCTCTTAATAAAACCCGCTTCCGCGTCGTTTAAAATATTTAATTTCTTCTGGCTCATCAGTAGGTAGTCGTATAAATCCGCCTTGTCTGAACCGCATAAGTGCCATAACTGTGGAATCCACCAGATCGTCATGGCTCATAAAGGGAAACCCTGCGATCTCTTCTACTACTTCCTCTGCCCATCTAGTTTGTGGAACCCATACTAACCCAGATTGCACGATGTCGGATACAGAGTTTAGACGTGCTAGTTTATCACCAGAACCTCTATGGGGGGTATATTCTTGTACAAGTAAGCCCATACGTCGCATTTCTTGGTACAACGCTACACCGGAACTCTTTTTCTCTACTATAAAAGCATCTGGTTCCCACTCCGTGTACTGATCCATAGCCAACTCTTTTAGCTCGTGGAACTCCATACGCTCTTTTATGCTGTTAAGCAAGATTATATTATACGCCGAAGTCTCCTCATTAAGGAACACTCCCCACGTAGTCAACGCCGTATAGTCGGCACGGTTGTGTTTTTCGGCTGCGGAGTCCAAAGACATAATTATATATTCGCAGGGCGGGGGTCGCTCGGCATCCCACTCATTCCACCACTCTCTTTTTACTAGCGCGGCCTCTTCGGCGGTGGGTTGTTGCTGATACTGAGCATTCCACTGGAACGTAGGCATTGATGCCTTGGTACGTAGTAGCGCCTCGAGGTCAAAGAACTCGGGCCACAGGGGCTTCTGTACCGGCTTCCCTGTCTCTTTGTCGTCTATATCTAGTATTGCAGGGAACTCAATGACCTCATACTGATCCGCACGCTCGTTCTGAGCCATATCCTTCACAACACGCCCTGTTAGGTCGTCCATATGCCATCGTGTCTGGATAATAGCCACACTACCCCCCGGCATCAGACGGGTACGAGCACCGAATGTGAACCACTCATATGCCTTCTCAAAGACAATAAAGTTGCCGTTAATCACGTCTTGCTCAGAGTGTGGGTCGTCTACAAGCAGTAAATGCGCACCACGGCCCGCTAGAGCTGATCCAACACCACACGCGTAGTACTCCCCGCCCACACTAGTACTCCAGCGACCGGCTGATTTAGAGTCACTGGCGAGCTTTACTGTAGGAAATATGTCTGCGTAGGCTTCACTGGCGATAATATTCCGCACCTTACGTCCGAAGTCCACAGCCAGATCGGTAGTATGTGACACCATCATAACCTTTTTGTCCGGGTTACG